AGTCTTCAAAACCTTCTAAGTCTAGGTCTACATGCATTTCGAGTACTGTATACGTCTCAGCAACTGAAGGTTTACTGACTCCAGTTATGTCATCTATCTTTGTTTTAACTCCAGACATGCTTTCCTCGTCCTGAGAAGGCACACCAATCTCTACATCTCTATATAAACCAGCCTGTTGCATTTTACGAATATGATTTTCTGTCATTTGTATGACATGTGTTGCTCTAGGGCAATCAAGTAAGTCTGTCGTCGAATACGAAACTATAAAATCTTCTGCCATTATAAAGCTACTAACTGCTCTAGCTTTAGATGGATCATAATACACCTTTTTAAACGCTGAACCAGAAAGTGGTAGATAAAACAACAGCTGGTCAAGTTCAGGATCGAACTCTTCCATATTGTATGTTATCTGATAGTTCATAAACTCTTTGACTCTTTGTGCTTGTTGCTCTTTTGAAGCATCAGCATTACCTAAGACTTGTGTTTTGACAGGTCCATCAGCAGGCAAGAGTTCCTTATACGCTTGTGCTTGGAACTGTGCTACAGATTCAGACAGTAAAGGGTGGTGTACACCACTGGCTCCTGGGAATGGTTCAGTTCTGTCCTCAGTTTTTATACCTAGTAGATCTAGACCTTTAGTAAACGATTCTAACCATTCTCTACGAGACTCTTCGTCTTCGTCAAAATCTGAAGTAAGATCCATGCAGAGAGCACGTAAGTCTTCTTCATTTATAACGTCTGCTAAGTTTTGATTAAAGTCTTCAATCGGGTCGGGGACTATAGCTATGTTAGATTCTTCTTCCTCGCCCTCAATAATTATGTTTTCTGGTAGTATTTCTTGTTCTTCGAGAGGAAGTTCTATCTCTAATTCTTCGGATAAAACAGGGGACAATGTTGATTTTTCTACAGCCATATTACTTTTGTCGAATTATTATGATTTGAATCATACTTTAAAAAGTCCTCAATAGTAAACTCGTTTCCTCCGATAGACTGGCTCTTCCTCGTAGTCCGTTCCTAGTTTTACGAAACCACCCTGACGAAATCTCATCAATGCTTGTGTTGTGCTGTCAACTAAATCGTCGTGTTCTCCGTATGGGAAGTCCGACACTTCGTCCATTAATTGTTCTCCCCAATTAGTTTCTGGCACCCACACGTAGCCACCACTGAACAACGGAGTACAAGAATTAAGTCTCGCAACTTTGTCTTGCCCTCTACTTGGAGTGTAGTTTTGTACAGGTATGCCAAGAGCACGGAGTTCTTGCGTCAGAGGCATGCCCGATGCCTTGCCTTCTATAATTACAGACTCAGGATCCCACGCTTTATATTGCTCTAATGCTTTCTCCTTTAATTCAGGGAAAGAAAGCCTTTCGCGCACTGAATCCAATAACACAATATGTGCTTCATTGCCTGCGTAGTTTTCTTCTCCAATTGTTCCCTCAGGATAAAAGACTCCCCACGTAGTAATAGCTGAGTAGTCTGCTCTTTCAGTTTTTAAAAAAGCCGTGTCGTAAGATTGAATAATATAGTCCACGTGTGGCGGAGACTCTTGATCCCAGATCTTGAACCAATCCCTATTAATAATGGAGGCACCTTCCCCAGTGGGATTTTGCATATATTCTGCTGCCCATTTAGATGGAGATATAGAGGCTTTGATTTTTTCTAACTCAGGTAATGGCCAATACCCTTCCCATAGTGACTTACCTGAAGGGAGAATAGCAGGGAGTTCAATAATCTCCCACTGATCGGCTTCGTCAGATTCCATCATCTTTTTAACAACACGACCTGTCAAATCTTTTTTCGACCAACGCGTCATCACCATTACTATGGCACCTCCTGGCTGTAATCTTTGTCTTGGTCCAGTCATGTACCATTCGTAAGCATCGTCCAGAGCGTTAGCACTCATGGCGTCTTGCTCTGAGTGTGGGTCGTCAATAATAAATAAGTCCGCACCTCTACCAGCCAGTGCACCACCGACACCAGATGCAAAATATTCGCCGTTCATTTTTCCATCTTTTGTTCTTGTCTCCCATCTTCCTGCTGCTTTACTCTCAGGGTTGAGCTCTACGTTCGGGAAGATCTCTCTATATTGGTTAGTGTCGATTAGATCACGAATTTTTCTACCAAAACGAACAGCTAAGTCTGCCGTGTGCGTTGCCTGTATTATCTTGAGTCCTGGATTCTTACCGACCAGATACGCTGGGAACATATAGGAGGCGAATTCCGATTTAGTATGACGTGGTGGCATGTTGACAATTAACCTTTTTAGTTCGCCCGAAGCTATTCGGTCAAAGGCTCTTGCCATTATGCGGTGGTGCTCGCCTTCTATGAAATCTGACCACATCGCTTTTACGAATGGAAGAAAGTTTGTCTGTATGGTTTCCTTTTTCTGGAGTTCCGCCAATCGTTCCGATAATTCGAGATGTTCGACCAATAACTCTTGGGGAATGTGCTCTAGTTCATTGTTTTTCATATTATTTTTTGTTGCAAAATTTTTTGGAGCACAAAGACTGTGAACCAACGTAAAGTTTTTATATAAAAGTCATACATGCAGGGGGGGTCATCATCCTCTGAGTCAAGATACCATGAGTCCACATAGAAAAGAATCCTAGCCATGGTCAATTAACTCCCGAACTATTGTCCTTTGACTCTTCTCGAGTGTTGTTCTCGAACTCAGTCTCGGAGTCCTTTGACTGTTGTCCTTCAATAGTGTATGTTGTTAGTGGCAGAGCCCCTCCTGACTCTTGATGTAATTCCTTGAGTCTTTCGATAATCTCTAGCTTGGTAAGATCCGATGTTTTGTTTACTGTTAACTCTTTACGCTCGACATATATACCAGCAGCTTTGCCTCGACTTACTTCAGCAGTTACTGCAGCACCAAAGGCATTGTTCTGGAGTGCCTTGTCCCTTAACTCCTCTAAATTGTCTAGGTGTTTAGATAATGTGAGCGTTGCCCTCGCAGCACCCCTGTTCTGTAACTCCTGTATTCTGTTCTGGACTAATGGCTCGTGGTTCGCCAAGTATGCTCCTGCTCTGGCAGAGTTTTTGTGTGAATAGCCAGCAACCTCGGCTGCCTCCTTTAAGCTAGTTCCCGATGCTACAGCTTGTGCGAACTTTTCCTGTTTCGGTGTTAGCTTCTTTTCCTTGCGACTAGGTTCCATTTGTACTACTCCTCCGTACACACTATATAAGGACGTGGATACGTTGTTTTTGCATATCATAATACTAAACTCTTGCTATGGTAAAGTTTACGCATGCATTACGCATATTACCTTCCTGTGCCAATAACCTTCTAATAGGTCATACCAATACGCTGTATTCTCTTCTACAAGAGTCTTTTATCCCTTCCCTATTAGCCTATTAGCTGTTTCGAAGTTTTTGACTAACTCAAAAAGAAAAATCCATTCCTCATATATATGCCAATAACCCAATACGAAAATGGCTCCCGAAGGAGCCATTTAACTGGGAGGGAACTTAACTCTTCCTCGCTGTATCTTTTTTGTATAAGCTGTTAGAAAAATCAATTTGTTCTTCAGTCCACTCTATACCACAAAGTAATTCTAAAAGTTCCTTTGCACTGTTAGCGTAGCTGACTACTGTATCGTCTAGGTATAAGAAGTAGTCATTGACTCTACCTCCTGCGTGTGTTCCGCCTTCTAGTTCAAACGTCTTGCCTGTAGAAGTTGTGCCTACAAGTTTGCAATCTTTGTAACCTGCTGTCTCTATGGAAACAATCTTGTCTGTGCAGTCTGCATCCATTCCTACATACTTGCCGTTAAGTCTGATTTGCAGTCCGTTCTCTTTTTGTTTTGTTGTTATTTTCATAATTTTCTCCTTTCTTTTTTATTAACAATACAGTCATGATGCACTATTCGGCAATAAAAGTAAAGGACTTTATTAAAATAAAAATGGCTCCCGAAGGAGCCATTTATTAAGAGTCAAGATATTATCGCCAGCGTCTAGCATTATCTCGGTCTTCGACTCGGTACCAAATATCGACAAACCTTTCTAGCCATACTCTCTGCTCCTCAGTTTCCCAAGTTATCTCGGAGGCACTTAGAAGTTCAAGACCATTTTCCTCGCAGAAATTGTTCAGTATTTCAGCCATATAATAGAAGTAACAGAATTTTTTCTTTTTCATGACTCGTCCTCGTCATCAATATAAGGGTTACTAAGTAAGTCTTCCTCAGGCACAGAGTCCATGGCTTTTTCGATAGACTCAAAAATTTCAAAAGTATCTTTCTGATGGTTAAGCACCACGAAACCACTAGAATAGTTAAGAACACAATAATGACCAAAAACACAAAGTTGATCACGATCTAAAGACCAGAATAAGTCTATTGATTTTTGCTGTATTGTTTTCATATTTTTCTCCTTTCTTAGTTTTTGTAAGATTCTTTGCAATAGTTCTGGTAATGCGTGGTTCTATTGTTTATTAAATTTTGTAGTGTTTCAGGAAACAACCAGCGACCAGATAAAAGTTCACGCGCAGCAGAAGTTAGATCAGTAACCATGCGAGGATTAACTTGAGAAAGTTCCTCGTCGGTATAACCAGCAGTGTCACCTAAAAGTAAGCAATTAGATTGCGTGTCGTAATGGTATTGGTTAATTGAGCCAGGACTGAAAGACTCGTAGCCACTACCAAGCCACAGTTTGTTGTCGTAAGTGTAGACAACATGCCTGTTACTGTACATACCTGCGTCAATTACAGATATAGTTTTAATACCAAGTTCCTCTAGTTTTGAATCTCTAGAATCGTTAGTGTTTATAGATACATGTTTCATATTTTTCTCCTTTCTTTTAAAACAATACTATAATGATGCACTATTCTAGA